GTGGACACGGACGCGCCTCCATAGGTGACGGTCTGCCCCGGATAAATCCTGTTGATGTCACCGCTCGGCACACGCCAGGCGGACACCGGCTGGAGTCCGGTCCTCGCGGCGATAGCACTCATGGTGTCGCCGGAACGGACCACGACGCTACGCGAACCCGTGGCGGCCGTTCCGCCGGAACCTCCGCCGAGGCGACTGTTGACGATCTGCATGACCGCCGCGTAATTGCCGCCCAACGCCTGCCTGCGGGCCGGATCATTGCCGAAGTCGCCGCGGATGGTGCGCGTGGCCAAAGCGTTCAGGTCGACCGTCGGAGCGGTCGTGGGCTGGGGTTTCGGCTTGACGTTCGGCAGGCTCGCCGCGCCCTTGTCGTCGGGGTTCGCGTACTTGCGCCATGCCGCGCGGTCGCCACGGAACTTGTTCAGGTCGAGTCGTCCGGACCAGCCGCTGAGACTGCCGTTGGACGTGTACTGGCGCATGACCTCGCCACGCGCGCCGATGTTCCACGGCGCGGTCTGGTAACCGGTGACCATGTTCGTGGCGTACTGTGCGATCCAGATGCCGCAGTTCAGTTCGGTCTCCATGCCGGCGACCTGCCAGTAGCCGGAGTCCATCGTGTAGATGATGGGGTTCACGCCGGTCAGACGCTTGACCTCGCGCGCCCACCTGCGTGGCCACTGCTTGTCGCCCCAGGCGGCGTTGTCCTGCGCCTCCCAGTCGAGGATCAGGACGCTCTTGTGCACGTATCCGCGCACATTGTCGACGAAGAACCGGGCTTCGGTCTCCGGGTTGCCGCCGCGCGCGTAATGGTAGACGCCGGTCTCCTTACCACTGTTGATGGCGCCGGCGAGCTGACGGTTAGCGTCGGTGTTAACGCCGTTGGACAGGCAACCACCGTACACGCCGCCGGAACCCCATGTGGTGCCGACGATGACGAAATCGGCCGGCACGGTCGCGGTGTCGATGCCGCACTGCCAGTTCGAGATGTCGTACCCGTTCATGTCGGCCATCGCGGCCGGCGCGACAGCCATGGAGATGGCGACCGCGAGCGCGGTCAGTAGCTTGCGCCATTGTCGGCGTGGATTCATGCGCTTGTGTTTCGGCTTGCCTTTGTTGAGGATGTTCAATTCCTCTCCTTTCCTTTGTCCGTACCGTCCGCCTTGTACGGACGGTGTGGAAATCTTTTGAATCTTTCAATCTGTGTTCGCGATATGCGCGTCACGTATGTCTTGGATCATCGAGGTTCCGGTTCCATTGCCGCCCAGACCGTGGTAAGCGGCATATATTCGTTCCGCGCTTTGCTTCAACGGAATGCTCGCAATACCACCTGCATCGACCATCTGACGGTACAGAGCCTCGAGTTTGCAGAACAACAGTTCCCTGACGCCCTCATGCAGTGGATCGTGACGTTGGTCGACCTTGCTCAGAATCCAGGTGACGAACACGCCGCTGCCTCCGCTGCCGATGATGGCGATAACGATTGCGACGATGGTTTCCTGGCTCATTGGGAATCCTTCCGAAAGGAAAATCCCACACGTGGCTACCGTTGGAAGCCGCGATAACCACGTGTGGGATTTTGGAGGTTGAAATGTTGTTGGGAACGTTTGTGGATGAGGTCTGGTGGCCCTCCTGCGGGAAGCTCCGCGAGTGCACGAGGGTGGGCTACGAGTCGGCCTACCGCTGCCACATCCAGCCGAAATGGGCTGGCGTCGACATGGAGTCGATCACCGCGAACGACATCGAGGAGTGGCTCGGCTCGTTCAATCAGGCCGGCGCCGCGCGCAAGGCGTGGGCCGTGCTGCGGGCGATACTCCGACTCGCCTATCGCAAGGGAGTCACCGACAATGACGTGACACGTCGTGAAATCAGACTGCCGCACCTGCGGCGGTATGAGCCGCGCGTGCTCGACGCCAGACAGGTAAGACGGCTGCTCAAAGGCTTCTACGGTCACGCGTTGGAAGCCTGGTTATTGGTCTCCGTCTGCGCGGGACTGCGCCGATGCGAGTCCGTCGGCATTGAATGGGCCGACTTGGATTTACGCCGGGGAACCGTGACCGTCAAAAGGTCAGTGCAATGGGTCGCTGGACATGAAACGGTCACCGACCCGAAGACCGACCAGAGCCGACGGACGGTCGCACTACCACGGTTCGCAGTCAAACGGCTCGCGCAATTGCGCCACGGCAGAACCGGCAGG